AGTTCAACCAATACACCTAAAGCATCCCCGACTAACGTGCCTTCTGCTGTTATAAGCCCCAAGGCTTGACTACCTACTTCCCCCACACCTTCAAAGGCTGGGCCTAGTACTGAACCTGCTAACGTAGAAATTTGAGTCAACACAGAAAGCAGTGGTGTAGCAAAACTAGTGATTTTAGTAAACGCGGTGTTTGCCACCTCAGCTATAGAGTTTAAAAGGTTTTGTAATCCTAAAAACCTTTCAATCAAAAAGCCAACGGTTGCTGTAAGTCCAGTTATAGCTCCACCGATTAACAAAAACGGTGCATTGGCCGCCACGAGTGACGCTGTTGCCAGGGTCATGCCTACCGTAAAAGACGCAATCGCTGGGATAACTCCCAAAACCGCTTTGAGTAAGGTTTTAGACAGTGCATTAGCAAACGTTAAAATAGCTGAAATGTTCATAGCCACAAGGGCTGTGGTAATAGTGGCGGCTAATACCTTCAACGCTCTTATCAACGGATCTAAATTTAGAGTTTGCGCACGGCCAAGAATATCAAGGCCTCTCGTTAAGCCTGCTACAAAAGAATTAAAGACGTTTACAATCGTTAGAAAGATGGGTTTTAAAAGTTGACCGAGACGAGTTAGCTGGGACACAAGCCGGGCCTGTGCAAGGTTGAGCTGAAAGTCAGTCGTTTGAGCAATCTTTGCAAACGCTTCCTCGGTGGTTGCACCTGCATTTGCAGCGGCTCGAGACATGTCAGCCATAATGGCTTGAAACTTAGGGCCAATCGAATCTCCCGTTAACGCTAAAATAGCATTCACAGATTCAATGCTACCAAACAGTTTTGTTAACGCTTCAGTGGAACCGTCTGTTTCGTTTACAATCAGTTTTAGAGTGTTTACCAAACCATTTTGACTGATTTGGTTTTGAATACTCGTAATGTTTAAGCGACTTAAAATCTTTTGTAGAGGCGGGGTTTGTTTGGACAGTTCAACAACCGCAGCTCGAACCTGAGTGATAGCTTCTGCTGTTTTCACACCACCCGTTGTAATGGCAGACACAGAACCGATCAGTTCTTCAAACGACACCCCAGTTGTTGCCGCTAGTGAGGCTGCTCGACCTAGTGACGTGGAGAGTTCTTCCACCGTGGTCTTACCAGCCCTCATACCGATAAACAAAGCGTCACTGACACTAGCCGCTTGATCAGCGTCTAAGCCGTAAGCGTTCATGATGTTAGTCAAACCATCGGTTGCAACAGCAAGGGTAGTGACACCCCCTACTGCTAACTTTTGGGCCGCAGTTAACAAACCTTGAGCATTAGTTGCGCCCACTGCTCCTGAAGAGATCGCTTGGTAGTAAGCTCGGGCTAAATCTTGCTGACTACTTCCAAACTGACTTTGTAGATTTAAAATTTCTCTTGTGATCAGAGCGGTAGCTTGAGAGGCATCACCTGATATAAGGGTTGCTACTTCTGCAATGTTTTTTTCCAGGTTGATGGCTCGGCCTACAGTCACATCAAACGTAGAACCTAAAGCGCGTGAGGCTTTACCGATGAGTTCTAAACTTTGGTTGATGATGACTTGCGCTTGACCGAATTTACCGGTCATGAGATCCACACCACGGCTAATAGACATAAACGCCGGACTGGTTTTATCACTTAGAGAAATCGGGATGCGAAATTCATCGCCTTCTACTAAAGCCACAGTCTAGCCTTTCTTACCGCCAAGCATCCCGGAGATTGCTTTAAAGACATGTGTTGTAAATTCGTTAACGTCTTGCCAAACTCTTCCGTATTTTCTTTCGTTATAATGATGAACAAATGCAGGATATGCATCATTAAAAAATTCTTCTTGAACTTCAAAATGACCATCTTTTGGTAGTATACCAGTTTCAAGAGCAAAGACGCATTGCTGATACGTTAAAACTGTCCTTTCATACCAGGTAGCCTTACCAGGGCAAAACATGTACTTTTTTGAGTGATCATCCACTTTAAACCGTGCGGTTTTTGAATGTACAAAACCTGGACTTTCACACTTTCTTTGCGCTTTTACAGATGCAGGACACACTGAACAGTCATACAGCTTTTTATCCTTTGGACTGGCAAAGTGTAGATCTACTAAAGCGCTTATGAGTTTTTTAATTCAGCTTTTTCAACCTCTAAACTTTCACGCATAGAAATGTATAAAGCCCAAACCTCGTCTACCACCCCCACTTGAGACAATTTGTCTAAAACAGAGTCTGCAATATAGCCTCTTCCATCTTTTTTAAATTCAACAAACGGCTTAATGTTAGGCGGGTTTTCAATACCTTTAATACAATACCGACACACCGCTAAAGCCCACGAACCTAGAGTCATGGTAGCACCCCTAGAGTCTCTCATCGTATCCACTCTGAGGTCATTGATCATAGCCGTCTCTTTGGCGTTGGGTTCAAAGTTCAAAATAAAAACTGTAGGCTCTTCTCCTTCTTTGAACAGCAAACAATCAGCGTTTGTCACTGGATCTTTTTGATACGTTTCCCTATCTGATTTTTCTTCATCGACCGCACTGTCTTGACGACAAACATAACGGATTGCATTTAATTTTCTGATTCGTTCCTTTAACGCCATAACAGTTAAATCCTTTATGTTAAAAAAAAACCCGTTTAAGCCATCTTTTGAAAAATGGTTTTAAACGGGCAGGCTAAGTCGCTCGTATGGATAAAGATGTGATCACCGTGAAGACGTTAAGGCCGCTTCAAATTCCTACTTAAAGCTTAAAGTAATTGGATCGCGACTGCCAGGAGAAGATTGATACAAGGTTCCTGTAAAAGAAACTGGAGTCGTACCATTTTCTGGTAAATCAATAGATGGTACACTGACAATCCACTTTTTAAAGTCTACAAGAAGATATCGTTCAGACACGTTACCAATAATAAGATCCCCGTCAAGACCGCCAAAGTTTCGAGACCGCACAAGATCACCTAGGTTTTCACCAGACAGATCCAAAGTCACTTCTAGAACCCAAGTGGCACGGTTACCTGCTGCAAACCCTTCGTTAACGTCCACGCCAAAACAGTTATTCAGATCAATGTGGTCGTTGGTTAACGTTAAGGTAATGTTTGAGGCGCAAACAGTGTTGCCAGAACTTGTAAACTTGAAACTACCTTCCAGGTCGGTATAAATGTTATCCCGTCCGGTTTGCTGAATAGCTCCTGGATGCCAGAACACTATATAGCTGCCGTCTGCTGCTGAAACCTGCTCTGACAAAGTAATCTGGTTCAAAATATCGGAAGTTGACACTACCAGTAGCGTGCCGTCTACTCCTGTGGTAATCGTTCTGCCGTCACTTCCGACAAGCATAACTCGTGATCCCGCAGAAAATCTTTCAGAATGCTTAAAAGGCGTGGACTGCAAAGTCACAACTGCACTAGCATTAACTAAACCATCAACGACCCCAATACCGGCAATAGCTCCGTCACTGCCCATTCCCGTGAACTTTTGAGTGACAGGTGAATCACCTGGGGCTGTCAAGGTGTAGTCTTTGACATAACAACCGGTAAAATACTCGGCAAAAATAGTAGAGGCTTTCACAACTGAGAAAGTAAAGTTCGGTAGACCTTGCACGTAGTTGATGGAATCATTAACGACCACATTTTCAGTACCGGTCATGGATTCGTACAGTAAACGAATAGCGTTATCGAGCGAGTTGCCGGCTGCACCTTCCATGTTGAGCATGGCATCCATGTCGAATTCGACAACTTTCTTTTGACGAATAATTCCTGAATGAAAGCGTCCAGTGCGGTGTGGGTTAGATTCCACGGGTTGGTTGAAAGTAATACCACCTGTTGTGTACAGAAAAAAATCTTGATCGTTGAGGCCAAAGCTTTCTGTTCCAGCGTTCAAGATACCAAGGTTTAAATCAACCGCCACGTTATTCACAGCGGCGTCAGTAATGACAACACTTGATGTTGTACCCGTCTTTTGACTGTAGACGTTATAGAGTTCAAAGGTAGCGTCAAACTGGGCCCAAACTCGTCCGTCTTGCCCGCTGGCAATAAGAGCGGTGTTAATCGCAGTTTCTAAAGCTTGTTCAATCAAAACACCTGTCGTCAAACCGGCAAGACCTGCAAGAGTAGCTGTCACAACCATCCCACCGTCTACTGCGACATCTAAACTGGCATTGGTTCCAGAGCTTAGATCGGTGCTGGCACCTAATGCTCCTTCAGACACCCCTTGAGTTCCAATTCTTGGGCGCTCAAAGGTTCTCGTGGTAGATTCTCTTCTAATGAAAATAGATCCATCAAGGCCTAGATTGATGCCTTCGCGGTTTCCAGCTTGGATCGCTGCAAAGTCAATCAGTGATCTGTACTTAATCGCCATCTCTTACTCCCCATAAGTCAAAATAATACTGCTACCAATGCCTTTATGATAGATCATAAATCTGTCGCATGAGCGTGGTATTCAAACTCCCACTGAAAACAATAAATTCTGTTTGCATCGATCATATACAAATCAGGCTCGTTATCTACCATCCTAGCACTAGTCGGCTTACCCTCAAATTCTCTAAAGGCATCCGTTCTTTTGACGGCAGGGGAATCCGCGTGGATAGCCCTTGCAATATCCCTTTTAAAATTACTCATAATAGAATCACCGACCGTGGCATTATGGATGAGTTGCAGTTCGTACATGGTTTTGACGATCACACAACTTTGTTGGTACTGATAATTACTTTTCATGTTGATAACAAATATAGCAGGTAGTTCATATTCTTCTAAAGAAATACCCATAGGAATCTCATCACCGAACACCTTTTGCACGTTGGTATTATAACCATTAGCTGTTGTGATGGTTCTCAGTCTTGTCACAAGAGACTGCATAATTAACGCTTCTCTAGCATCAGCCATCTATCTACCTTTTCTAAGCGTTCTATTTAGAATTTTTCGTGCAATCGTTCCAAACATCTTCACAGCACTACCTGCTGCGGGAGTCAGGTATGGGCGGGCTGGCATGTTCACTCGTTTAGCTAAAGCAAACAGTTTGACCATGGATCTTGTATCACTGCTGGGTTGGTATACCGCAATCTTACCTTTAGAGTTTTTCTTTCCCAAGATTTTAAAGTCACGGTCTTTTTGTTTAAGTTTCCCTACAAAATCTCTTGGAGTCATCCTTCTAAACCGGTCTGCGGCTCCACCCCACTGCTTAATCCAAAGCCAGGTGCGTTTCACGGGGACAATGACCCCCCCAACTTCGTGAATTCTACCGTAAGGAATTCCTCTGGTACCAACAAACCCTGTAGGCATCCCAGTTCCAGTCGTGAAAGGGTTCACACCGCTAAAAATAGAATTTAAAAGACGACCTGACAGCCTTCTCCCGTTTCGTCCGACAAATTGTTTGGTCGAATTTTGTTTAGCAAACGCTTCTGCTTGTTGTGTAACCCGTAACAAAGTTTCAGAGTAAGAACGTTTGACGGAATTTTTCGTCGTTTGGATATAACGAGATAAATCTTTAATGTCTTTGACTCTAGCCATAGTAAACCTCGTTTAAGGATTACGGGTTGCCATAGGCTGGGTAGGAAACTCAAACTTACGATACGTGTTCAGCATAGATACGACATCCACCGGTAGACCTACTTTGGTATCCCAAGAACCGGTACCACTATAACTTTCACTTTCATCTTTTTTACTGCGGCTGTTAAGGCCAATGGACTTTCTGCCTTTACGCCTAAACTTAGCTTCTACAGACAGTAAGATCGCTTCTTTGACATCAGGCGGTAGCTCTTCATACCCGTAGGTGTAGTCCAACCTTGTCACCGCTCTGCCTCTTGGTTGTAAAAACCCTTGAAGCACCACCGCACTCCCACCTCGTTCCGTGACAACAAAATAACTGTCCGTATTTAAGTCATCACCGCCACTACCGTCGGTTTTTACGCCAATGCGCACAGCTTGCACACTGATTAAGGGTTCATTTCTGGGGATGATCGTGTCACTACCGTTGGAGTCTAGAATTTCATTAACGACCACGTGAACATCAAAGTCATTTTCCACGTAATTAATGACCGCTTGTTCCACCGAATCACGCATGATTTCGATTGTGGTGTCATGACTGGTGTTAGCGAGTTCTATACCAATCCAGTCTTTTATTTCATCTATAGTGACGTAGGGTCTAGGCACGTTTGGCCTCTTTACGTTTATGTTTTTTATTTATTTTACTGGAGGTTTTCATTTTTTTGTCCAGGTTGTCTTCACAGTCTTCAATTTTTAGATCTTCAAACGTTTGCCTTGTTAAGATTTCAACTGCTAACTTGTCACTCATAGATGGTTTCACGTGCGGTGTCAAAACTGTGTGATTTAATCCATGGTTTTTAGGCAATCTTTTATGCTCGTAAAAACCGTGTTTGAGTTTCGTTTGACCCTCTAAGGTCACTTCAATGGGAACAGATAAGTTTTTTTTGTAGATTTTGTAGATCTTATCTGCGGTTTTTTTATCCGTTAAAATAAAATCACCCGTTGTCACCTGAGTTCCCCCACATTCTAAAATCGGCATGGAAGAATGCCCTTTAACTTGGGCTCTTAACAGGTAGCAAACGAGTGACATGAATAATCCTTAAAAATAAGGTAGTCCATTTAGAAAAAGGCATAAACTAAATGGACTACCCACACCACATATACTATACAGTTCTGACATTTCTAGCCATGACTACAGAGCGCTCAATGACACTTTGCGGAGTTCCGTCAAACACGTGACGAGCCTTACCACTCATGAGCATCTGATCACTACTTGGTAGAGACGGAGACGCAAATACCCTGGTTGCTTGTCTAGTCCAGTTCATAAACCGTGACTTTTGAACAAGTAGAGCATAAGTCAAAGTTGTTGCAGGAACAGCCGCCGCTTTACCAGTCGCTAACAAATCTTCTCGTACATACTGAGACTCTACGACTTGGATACCAAATACCGGTGGCGCAATCCCTGAACGGTTAGACGCAATAGATCCAAACGCAAACGCTGTGAAGAGTTCTGGTATAGCTCCGCTGACAAGGTCATGAGTCGATGAGCAACCTAGGATGTAAACTAGATCTGTCTTGTCTGCACCTTGGCATTTAAGACGCTTTAAAAGACCTGAGAACATGTCTTTAGAAGGTGTGTCGTTATGATCAAACACAATCTCTTCTCCACCCACGACAACTTCGTTATCAAAGGCACGCTTACGTAGACCCTTCCATGCTTTGGAGTACAACTTTGCACTACCGGCTGCAGTGTCGGCGTCCATGTGGGGAACTGTGTCATCACCATCAAGCATGCATCGCTCGTAAGAACGATTGATGCCTTCTACGACACCTTTTCTTAACTTGTCGATAATGGCAGGAGAAGAATCGTCTAACAAATCTTGAGTAATCTTGACGTGCACGACGTTGTTCTTAGATTCTACAAGGTAGCTTGCTTGAGTATTAGACTGCTCAGAGAATGTTCCGTCATCAGGCTCTAGTTCACCTTCTAAAAGTCCCAAAGCTCCTGGAACTCTAACGATTGGACTAGACATCGGCATGCCGTCAAACTGATCAGCTAATACTCTTGGAATCTCATACTCTTCAAAGTAAAAGCGAGCCTGAACCTGGTCAATAAAAGTATCAAAATCAGTTATGTTGAAAGATTTGGCGTATCTTTCAAAAGTTGTCCACAAGGGTACAGACTTGATCAACGCTTTTGAAGGATGACGAGTTGACCCTTTGTACATGGCCTGGATTTCACAGTTAGAATACGCCTTCTTTAAAAGAAATAAACGCTTTCTAGCCTCGTTGTCTAGCATTTCAGATGCATTGTAAGACATGCTTGATTTTGAACCAAAGTTCAAAGGAACACTGGTTGCTCTGTCATCGTCATCTCTTAACTTGTGACCAAAAAGCAGACCAAAGTTAGATTCACCCGCTTTGGTTTGTAGCAAAGCCGCAGCTTGACGAAGATCGTTCTCGTAAACTGGTTTTAAAGTGTGGTTACCTGGAGCCTTTTGAGAAGCTAGGGCCTCGTACAATTTGCTTGTGTGTGGAAACTCGTTTGACATTCAAAACCCCTTAATAGTTTTAGTTACCGTATGAAAACCGCACAGGTACTACCTGTTTGAATGATCATTGTTACTGATAATATTTAACATTATAGCGCTGATTTGCTCAATCTTCTCGTTCTGGCACGTAATTAGCGTCTTTAAAGCTTTCATCTCTTCTTTTTCTTTTTCTTTTTCTTTGTCATACTTTAATTCTTCTTCTTTTCCCGGTTCAGCATCTTCAATCTGCTGTTCACCTTCACTCATCTTTTTAGCCATCATCTCCATCATCATGTCATTTTGATTTTTCATTTCCATCATCATGTCATTCATGGAGCCTAGCATGGAGCCAATGCGCTTCATCTGCTCAATCATCTCTACTAGTTTTTCTTCCATCAGTTTTTCATCCTTTGCAAGTGTCGTCGCATTGTAAGAAGTTTCATTATCTTGGGTTGTATCATCATCATCCGAATGCTCAGATTTTTCTATGGTAGCTTCTTTAGGTATAGAGGTAAACAAAGCGGATCGTTGAACAGGCTCTTCCAGGGACAAGTTACTCACCGTAAACACTGAACCCGCATTAGCAGGTACCGCAACAACAGATAACTCTAAAAGTTCCCATTGTAAAATAACTGCAGGCTCCATAAGACGGCCTTGCTCATCAAACTCGGGAGCTTTAACCTTGTGCGGTATAAATCCAACTGAGACAGTCTGTAAAAGTTTTTGAGCAATCAGTGACCGAGCATCTTTTTGCTGCCCAGTCAGTTCTGCTTTGGCCGGATCTCCAATGTAGGCCTCAAAGTGAATCCCACTGTCTTGAGCATCTAAATTCACGACCCGACCAATGGTAGCGCTTGCAATATAAAGGTGATCTAAAAGCAGGACTTGGTTTTTCATAAAGTTATTGATGTCAATCCCTGCAGGTTCTAACCGTTCGTCCATACGGTCGACCATGTTGGCGTTTGCAATACCTTTGATGTAGAGCTTTTGCATGGGATCTAAAGATTTAACTTCACGTGGTATACCCTTAACAGTTTTAACGTTATACACGTTTTTTATACCACCGTTTATGATGCGGTACCCTTCTGGTTTTTCAATAATCGGTTGACCACGTCTTTGTGCAGAATCAATGAAGCGTTTGGTTAACACGCCTTGACGGTGTAAATACTCACGATACTTTCTAACATTTTCACTGTTGCCAATAATTTCAACGGCCATGATCTAACCCCTGTTAATAATTTGTTCAGCGTTTGACTGTGCGGTATTAGGGATAACTGACGAAAGTGCGCATCTGCAATTTATAACTTCGGAAGCAATGGCACGAGGATCTCTTGGGTACCCTAAACTAGCTCCTGTGTCTGGATTAACGTAGACGTAATTACTAGGAACTATACCTCGTCGGCCTTCACGTTCAAAGGTTGCATGTCCCTTTCTAGCATCGGGGTTAGAACTCACATCTCCTACGTGAAACCACTGCTTATTGACTTCACTAAAAACCTCTTGCAAGACCTGGTTTTGCCACATAATCCCTTGAGAGATAGCGGTTAAGGTTTCTGTTCTGGCAATCGTAAAAGCCTGGTCACCGTAATTCTCCCCAAAATCTCTGGAGATATTTCTAGCAATGGTCTCTGTGGTAAGCCCTTCTTCTAAACCACGCTCTATAAGAGTTTGAATCTGTTCTGTGGAAGTTCTGTCGAATCCAAAGTAGTTATTAATGTTTCTAATCGCTAACGTTCTTCTTTGTTCGCTCGCTGTTCTTTCTTTGATGATTTCAATCGCTAGTTCATCTTGAGCTGAATAGTTAAACGCCTTTTTTGAAAAGCCTGACATGTTTCTGGTTTGGGTTTGAGCAAAAACAAAGCCTCGAGACATGGTCTCTTGCAGCACTTTCTCAGCGTCTTTTTGGTACTGCAACAGTCTCAAATTAACGTTTGTTTGTAAGACAGACCGCACATCCGTTATACCTTGACGAAGAGAATCTTTGACCTGCTCCATTTTAATCGTGAGATTGCGTTCGTATGCCGTCAAAAACCTTCGACCCTGACCTTTTTCAATACCCTCTTGGACACCAATCGTAATCTGTTTGACCCGTTGAAAGGTTTTTTCTTCTCGTTCGGTTTCTTCAAGGTCAAGGTTTGGATGAACGTGGTTATCCATACCGCTCGGTTGTACTTCTCCCATAATGATCTCGTGAACGTGACCTTCTACGTCACCTTCTGTGGTTGTCGTCTTACCCGTCAACTGCTCGTCAACTTCAGCGAAATGGGTGTGCGGGTTGCCGATATCAGGGTAAGGGATTTCTACCGTTTGCAAAGCACCTGACGTTTCACCTTCTGGACCTAGCGTTTCGAGATGGGGTTGGATTAACGCTCCAAACGGATCGAGAGTTAACTTTGTCAGTTCAATGGCAAACATCGTACCGCGTGGATCAGTGGGTTTTAGTGGGGGGAGTTTTGCGATGTGACGTTGCTCGTTAATGGTTGCGATGTTGTCTAAACTTTTAGCCTGCTGACTTCTGATCAGTATTCCGCCGCCGATGGCGTCTATCCCGTCGAAGTTTGGCCGTACCATGACTTCGGCTTTATAGATGTGTTTGACGAGCCAAGAATTGTTCCAACCTGCTGCCGTCATTCTGGACATCGGTATAATCGTGTTCTCGTAGAACGTCTCGTTTTGAATTTCTGCTGTGGAGCGGTTCACGTCTTGGACGATACCGACTTTCATCGGCGGCACGCCTAGAACGGCTAGTAGGGTAATTCTGTTTTCTCTTAACCCTTCTAGATGTTCCATTTCTGCCATGGTGAGACCTGAACTGACCCATTTGGCACCTTTCGGTAGAAAAAGTTGGCGAAACCAATTTCTCCTTCCCGTAAACGCAGATTCAAAGGTACGCATGAGTCGTTCCATGCGGTTTTTCGTGATGTCTTCTGTGGTCTCAATCACCCCAGCGTTAGTCGCACCTCTAAGATAAAAAGCCAGTTCAAATTCATTTTTATGTCTGTCTAACAGAATCGGACGAGACGCCGCTGCAACCATGGACAGTCCAACGTAGGGACTAAAGGGGTTAGGCATTTTGAAGTGAATCACATTTTCCCACGGTACAAACGACACGGCTGATTTCGTGTTTGCGGGATAGTTTGTCGATCGAATGTAGATACCTTCAATGGGGTATTTTTCAGTGTCAGTTTTGTCGGCGTATTTAATTTCTACGAATTCAATGGGTACGTGAATAATTTTTTCGCCGTCAATAACGAGAAATTCATTTCCCCCCAGGATAAGATCTAAACTTCCAGCCCAGTTGAGCTGCGTGTTGTCTTGAAGATCATTGCCTGCATTAAGAAATTTATTTAACGGGTGATCTTTGTCGATCTCTCCCGTTTGACAGTTCACAACTTCATAGGGAATGGTAGACATGGTTCTAGCAATGATACTGGAACAGGTGTACACCCACGGTTCTCTGCGGTAGAGCCCTTTCATCCTGGCAGCCGTAGCTACAAGATTGAACTCGGTGTTAAAGTGACCGCTTTGATCGTCTTCGTAACCGTCTAAGGAACTGGGATCGAGATGCTTTTGAATTGCTGCTTCAATGGCACCGTTCATATCGTTTAACCGCACAAGACCGAGTTCGTCCATGGCGTCTTCTAGTAATCTTGCAGGAACAGGTGATTGGTTTTTATTAAAAGGCCACATCAAAACTACTTTCGTTCAAAGTCAAAATCTTCGTCCCGTTCGTCATCAATTTCATCATCAAAGAAATCTTCAGCATCTTGTCTCATGGAGCTTGCAAACTCCATTATAGCATCATCGTATCCTAAAGGTTCTCCAGACAACAACTTATCCATAAGTTTTTCGGCTCCTTCTGCCATATCATTTTGATAAGCTTGTGAGACTGCAAGAAGCATAGCAGAGACTATATCGTCATGTTCACCATCAGGCGCGTTATAACTGTAAAGACCAGATTTTGTGACGGCCATTTCATAACTAGCCAGTTCGTGTTCTATAAGTTCTATCCGAGGAACTTTAAGCCAACTTTGTTCAATTGCTAAAATTAAACGTGTGACCATTTCACTTTTAGAACGGTTGCTAAAGATGACGGGACTAAAACTACAGTCTAGATCTAGTTCTGCAAACATGTCACCCAAAGCGGTACCAACTCCCGTTTCGTCAAATCTAACAAAGTTGTCTTCAGCTTCATTAAAATACTTTTTAAGATACAGCTCGAGACGTTTAGCCTGCTGAGGATACGGTAAATTTCTAAACCGAACAAAACCTACGGTTTCTCCTCTCGTGTTCACGCTAAAGATCACAGTGAAGTCTCTTTTTTTAGCGATATCCATCCCGTGAATAATTTCACCCGTACGTTTACTGGCATCGGGATGAACCCAAAACCTTTTGGATAGAGCAGACAGTTCGTATGATTCATCCCAAAGACCTGTAAGATCTCCAAACACCGATCCACTGCTCACAAACATGGCGTTGTAGTATTGATCGTACAAAGCTTTCGGGATAAGGGCTTTGTTTCGAGCAATGGCTTCTTTTTTTACAAACGGACTGTCTTCTGTTTTTAAAGTCACGTGACAAAAAAATGGATTACCTGATTTAGCTTGACGGTATACATCGTAGTACCAATTAAAACCTCTAGGTGTTCCCGTAATAATACCAATGCCGCCGGTTTGCGTAATGGTGGTTAGGAGTGAATGCCACACTTGCTTATTAATCTTTCCTGCTTCATCGATAATAAACCGGTCAACAGCTTCCCCTTCAATGGTGACTTCAGCGTCACTACCGTGCAAAAACTTAATAAAAGAACCGTTACTGATTCTAATCTCTAACAGTCCATCGACACACTTAGCGATACTTTCCACGTTCATCATGGCTTTCATGTACCGGTAACCGATTTTACATTTAAGATACGTCGGGGCAACCCACACACAATACATACCAGGATTTACGAGAGCTTCTTTTGTAAGCCACAGAGCCGATCCAAACGAGTTGTGCGTAGGAACAAAGCCTTTCCCTACCAAAAAAAGAGAGGTTGGGTTGTCTACCGTTATGCATTTGACGGGAACAGAATCTACCGGGATCACGGCTACAATCTTTCTAAACTGCAAGCCTTTTGGTGTTTTAGGTTTTAGGTTTTCTTTTTTAGTGAACATTAAAAGGTCGGTTTGAAAGCTCAGGCGGTGAATGTCTTTCTTTGTTGTGCGGTGTAGCAGCATACCAAAGCCGTGACATAAACCGGCTACATCAAGCATCAAAGGTAAACTCACGCTCTCAAACACGTAGAAATCACCCATCACTGATCCTTTGGTGTCCATAATCCCTTGCAGTAAACTAAGACGCTGCAAAGGGGACGACGTCAGGTACAGATCAGGAATTCGGGTTTTGTTTTTACGTTCGTCTAACCCTGTTCCAAAACTGTAGGGATCCAAAGGTAAAAGTTTTTTGGTGAACTCTACCGCACTGCTGACGCACGCTACTTTGTGGTTGTATTTCGTTTCATTGTTTTTAGTAGTGGTTAACGAGTTTTTGATTTCACGGGTTGTAAAAAC